AATGGATAATACCATCAAAAAGAGTATGGATTGGGAAGACATACACGAATTAGTAACTACGATGGAGAGATAAATATGCCGGAAAAAGTAACAAGAGAAGAGAAATTATTAGAACTAGCAATTGCTAAAGCAAAGGAAGTATTACAAGAGGCTAATGTAAATACAATGGAAATAGATGAACCATTAACAGGTGAAGAAGTTAAAGTAAAGAAACCTAAAGAAAATCCTAAAGAAGTTCCCTTGCCTGAAACTAGTAACATTGAAGGAAAAGAAAAGAAAGATTCTAACTGAGTGAGGTAGTATGCCGCAAACAGGACTTTCGTTTGAAAAGGAAAAGAGTTCTTTAACCAAAAGAGTTCTAGATTTTTTTGAAAGAGTTAGATATTCATATCTTTCAGCAAAAGAAAATCCTTCCGAGTATGGAAATAAATGGAAAAAAACAGTTAAAGAAGTAAGAGACCAATATGATTCTTTGGGAGATTTTACTAGAGAATTGAAAAGACATTTAAAAGAAGATACTGCTTTTTCTGATGAGGCATATGACCCTACTTCAAGACAAGCAAAAGAAATATATGAAGGAGTAAAAAGTCTTAGGTTCAAATCAGATAAAATATCCGACCCATTTTCTAAACAATTAGGAGATAATGTAATCAAAGAGTTTCTAAAAAATGAATCAATGTTACTAGCATTTATTCATTATGCAGTAAGGTCTCATGCTAATACTATACCGGAAAAATCTTGGAAAGCACATGGTATGAAACCTGATGAAATAACACAAGGATATATGGGATTAGATTTAGAACCTAAAGATGTGCCTATTTACATATTGGAACATTATGGTGATGAAGATTCTGATAATAGAAGAATAGAATCTAAATGTAAAAAGGCATTCGAACAATTAGAAAAAATATATCTAGAAAAATATAATGAAGAACAATGGGATTCATTATTAGAATTAGACATTTCAAAGGCAGACGATGAACAAGAAAAAAAAGCAGGTATAGATTTTATTAAACCTAACAAACCAATGTATCGTATTTTCGAGATAGATGATTTAGATGACATCAAAGGATTAACAGGAGAGTTTGTTGTTCAAGAAAAATACGATGGTATGAGAATACAAATACACAAGTTCAATGATGAAGTTAAAATATATTCATTTAATCAAAAGGATATTACTTCTAAATGTTCAGAACAAGTTAAGCATATGGAAAAGAAACAGTTTGGAGATTGTATTTTAGATGCAGAATTAATGTTGTTCATGGAAGACGAACCATTACACCGAGCAGATACTATCACTCATGTATTCCACAAAAAAACAGAAGGTACATTGAAGGCTCATGTTTTTGATATTATGTTACACGAAGGTAAGGACATTACAGACACTCCGTTAAGAGAAAGAATTAATATTTTATTATATCAATACGCTCAACATTCCTCTGAAAAATTAGCATTCCCATCTAAGAAAGATACTAGAATAGCAGATTCGAAGAAAGAAGTTGAAAATTATTCTCAAGATATTATGAAACTACCTGCGTCAGAAGGTGTGGTTATCAAAGACATTGAATCCACATATTACATAGGAAATAGAAAAAATCCAAAGTGGATTAAGTGGAAAAAATTTGTTGATTTAGATGTAGTAGTGTTAAACGATAGAAAGACAAAAAGTAATTTACACTCCTATACTATGGGAATCGGGCCAGTTACAGCCGAAGTCGCAAGGAACTATGCTACTGTTGATTATGAGGATAAAGCCTATTTAGAAGTTGGTAAGGCTCTTAATACAAAAATAAATGTTGACATAGGCACTATTGTTAGAGTAAAGGTTGATGAAGTAACAAAGAAGAAAAATGGATTTAGTTTGTATTCTGCTAAAGTGATAGAAATACCGGAAGTAACACAATCCGATAATATTGCTACTTTAGAAAAATTAGCAAGCAAAAGTAAAAAATCTCTTAATACTTTAGTGCAGGGTCTTGCAGGTAAAATTACCAAGCCATTTAGAATTATGAGTGGTATGGAATCTGATTTGGTAAAACCTAAAAAACTTAAAAAAGGATATTATATTACTGATGATACGCATGGTGTTGCTGAAATTATATTAAAAGAAAATTTAGATGGCTACACTCTTTATGGTTTCGAGGGAGATTCTTTAATGCAAAAGAACGCATTGCATAATATTGATTTGTGGAAAGAACAGTTAACGGAATTAATAAAAAGTAAACGTTCAGAATTAAGAATATCAATTCGTAATGAAATATTAGATAGCGGCAAGGATGCTTTAGAGTTTGATAAGATACTATTATTTGTTGAAGAAAATCATATGGATTTATATGACAGTCTTTTTGATTCACTCGAATCTAAATTAATGAATTGGATGAAAAAACAAGATTCGTTTATTTACAAGCACCCTAATACTTTTATGTCTAACGAAGAAGTTTTAGAAAAAGATACAGATGATATGGTTATTCATAAAGAAGAATCGAGAACAGGAGAGTTCACTATTACTAAACAAGAAGACGGTAATCTTAACTTTATAATTGACTATAAGAAAAAACGATTTGCTTGGTTAATAGATATTGAAGATACTGATGATGTGTATAATTTATTTGGTAAATCGAATAAATACCCTGCTATTGTAGCAGAACAAATAGACAGTGGTAAAGTTATAGATAAAGGAAATGTTATTCTAGGAGTCCAAAAAGATGGCTACCATGAATACAAGTTAGAAGGAGATAAATTTGACACTAGAATACACGTTAGAGTAGTGCCTCTAAATGAGAAAAACACATGGGTAGTTTGGACGGGTAAAAAACAAGATATGTTGAAAGATGAAGATGACGTAGATATTTGGAATATTCAAGACGATAAATATTCTAATTTAGAGTTTCCACCAAAAATTAACACTTAGTTAATATAGTAAAACTAAAAAGATGAGTAATTAATGTTGATGCAACCCCCTGCTTTATTCCAAGCAGATGCACACCATGAGTTTACTATTCTCAAGTCTGATGATTTAGTTATTGGAGGTTATGCTTCAATAGAAATTGTGGATAAACAAAATGATTTAATCACACTAAAAGCATTAGATGAAGCAGTTGAAAAATATATGTCTGAAAAGAAATATAGAAATGTTATGTCTAATCATTCTAATGTACAAGTTGGAGAAGTTATCGAAAAGTATAGAGATACTAATGGTACTCTCCACAAAACAGGAGTAGATGACGTAGGCTTTTATGTTGTTATTAAATTAAGAGATGACATAGAAAAAGCAAAAGAAATTTCAAGAAGTATTAGAAAAGGAACTCTACGTTCTTTTAGTATTGGAGGTCAGGCGATTTCTAAGAAACAAAGAACATCAGATGAGTTCGGTGAATACAATGAGATAGACAGACTAGAGTTACACGAAGTAACTATCTGTGAAAAAGGGATTAATCCCGAAGCAAAATTCGACATTTTAAAAATGGAGGATAAAACAATGAGTGAAAAATTGGAGAAAGCACTCGAAGAGTTGAATGACTTGATGAAACAAGTTAACGGACTCGGAGAGGAAGGAAAATATGACGAAGTAACGAAGAACGAAATGGCATATCAGGATGAAACGCCTGATGAAGAAGTAGAATCTATGAATATGGAAAAAGATGACCCTGATGATGATGAGGAGATTAAGTCTCTTGATGAAGATTCAACAAGAGACTACGAAGCAGGGGAACTTGTAGTTAGTGGTGGTAAACCAACTAGCGCACCTACTGAACTAAAAAGTGAAGGCTTAGATGCTTCTGACTTTAGTACTCTTAACCTAAGTGCAGAGAATGTTGAGAAAGCATATGCACAATTCAAAGCAGAACAAATGGAAAAACTTGCATACGATAANCTATCTAAACAATTTGAAGCAAGACTTTCAANTGAANTNNCNGTTAAGAAATCTGCGGCTGAATCTGCATCATACGATGCTAGAACAGATGTAGCGGCANTAAAAGAAGAGTTCGCTCTACTAAGAAAATCTCTATCAGCGAAAGACGAAACAATTCGTAAGAGTGCGGAAATGTCTATGGCATTACCGGAAGGAATACCTACAAGTTTAGAGGCGGCGGCTAATATGACTTGGGATGAACTACACGCATTAACAAGGAGTGATTAAATATGTCAGGATACATTAAAACAATGAAAGATTTAGAAGCGGCAACATACGGATA